GGGGGGGCAGCACACGATTACATCAATAGGCATTGGTGATGCGTGTATCAACCAAGACCTTGCAGTTAATACGCTACATAAACCTAACGCACTATGGGAACAGTTGGACTTGCTAGATAGACCAGATGTTATTCTAGCTAGTCCGCCCTGTGAAAGTTGGAGCGTAGCAAGTGCCATGAAAGGTGGCAATGCGTGTTGGAAACAAGAAAAGGATATGACTATCAATCTATTTGGTGAGTACGAACAAGGAAGTAAATTCACAATCAGAAATAAAGTTGATTATGAGAACTACCAATTCAAGTATGACAAGTCATTCCTAACACGTATCAATGGTGAAATGTGCATCTACAACACATTGAAAATCATTGAGCGATACAAGCCTAGGGTGTTCGTAATTGAAAACCCTGCATATGGGCGGATATGGGAATATATAGCAAATGTAATAGGGTTTGAAATTCCTTATGAAAACCTAACCTATTACAACAACTATGATTACCCAGTTAAGAAACCTACAAAATTTGGTAGCAATATCGATTTAAAGTTGCTTAAAGATGATATGAAAAACCAAATCAAATTCAATAAGTTAAACATAAAAGGAATAAATCGATACAACATGAGGTCGCATATTCCGTTGGAGTTAGTAAAAGATATTTTAAAGAGGTGTGATGATCATTGCCAATAAACAGTAAAGATAAAGGTAAACGTGGCGAACGAATGTGGCGTGATGTATGCCGTGCTAATGGGTTTGATAAAGTAAGGCGAACAGTCCAATATTGCGGTAATACAGGTGATGCATCGGACTGTATCGGACTGCCTAACATACACCAAGAGGTCAAATTTGTTGAAAATCTAAATGTGAGGAAAGCCTACGAGCAAGCGGAACACGATGCAATACAAGCTGATAATGGAGATATGCCAATAGTAGCTTGGAAGAAAAGTAATCAAAAGTGGATTGTAGTTATGAGCGCAGATGATTGGTTTAAGTTATATAAGGAAAGTGAGTGGAGCAATGGCGGTTAATATGAGTGAGTTTGTACCAGACAATAACCTTAACTGGTTAGCACTAGCAGCCTGTGTATATGGAGATATATAAGTGCTGGTAGAGCGTTATGTTGTTTAGGTTTAAAAGGCACTAAACCACAGAAAACATATACACGTGTAAGTGAATTAGGTGGAAATTCATTATTACAAATGCATAACGCTGGAATGTCATTAAGGGCAATTAGTTATCAAGTAGGAGCAGATTATAAAACGGTGAAAAAAGCGTTAGTTATGTTAGGGGTGAAGTTTTGAAAGAACAAATGAAAGTAAAGTTGGTTAGTGAATACGCACAACTACCAACAAGGGGAAAGGTAAACTCCGATTTACCACAAGTATCCGCTGGGTTAGACCTATATTGTCCATTTAGTGTAATGATACCAGCAGATAGTAAGCGACAAATTCCATTAGGTGTAGCAGTTGAAATTCCACCTAATCACATGGGGTTATTAACACCAAGAAGTAGTATGAGCAATACACCGCTACGATGTGCCAATAGTGTTGGAATAATCGATGAAGATTATAGAGGTGAGATTAGCATTGTGTACGAGAATGTATCTTGTAAAAATTACACAATAAATAAAGGTGATCGCATCGCACAATTAATCATCGTTCCAATTAAATTGGTCGATGTAGTAGAGGTAGATGAATTAAGCGAAACAGAACGTGGTACTGGTGGTTATGGCAGTACTGGTAAATAAGTTATCTAAATTAATTAACATAAAAGGAGAAATAAACATGAACAAAAAATTAGTAGTAGCAACAATGGCGGTAATGGCAGTAACAGGTAGCACATTTGCGAATGGTTTAGTAGTAGGTCAAGTAGAGCCTAATACTACCGCACCGGCAGTTAGCGGTTACAACTCCGCAGCATTAGGTGTGAATACAGTAGTTACAGGTACAAGCACAATCGTTTTAGGTAGAGATAATAAAGTTTCAGGTAGTGATACAACAGTTATCGGTAGTAACAATGGCACAGTAAGTGCGAACCAAACTACTATTATCGGTTACAACAACAAAACAAATAACAACCAAGAACAAGTGGTAATCGGTGCGAACTCCGAAACCGCAGGTCAGGGCGCAACAGTAGTAGGCACTCATGGTAAAGCGACTGCATGGGATGCGTATGCTATCGGTAATAATACAGTAGCTGACAAAAGTAATAGTGTAGCGTTGGGTACTAACTCCGTTACAGATGATGCAGTACCGACAAAACAAGTAGTGTTGAATGGGGTAACCCATGTGTTCGCTGGGGAGAACCCTCAATCTGTAGTGAGTGTAGGTTCTAAAGGTCGAGCAGGTTTTGGTGGTGTTAAGCACTACAACCGCCAAATTACTAATGTAGCAGCAGGACAAGTTGATGCAGCATCTACAGATGCAGTCAATGGTAGTCAGTTGTACGCTGCATATGACGAAATCGCATCTATGGGTGCTAAGTTAGCGAAACACGATAAAGATATTAAGTGCTTGAATATCCGTGTAGACCGCAATGTTAACAACATCAAAGCAAATCGTGATGCAATTAATCGACATGAAACAGTAATTAACAATCATGCAACGATCATTAATAACCATGAACAACAATTACAATCTCATGAACAAACTTTAGTAGACCATGCGAAAGTATTGGAAAACCATGAAAACCGCATTGAAAGCCTAGAACGTGGAATGACACGCAATGTAGAACGAGAAATTGGTAAGGCTGGTGCAGCGAATGCAGCATTATCCGCACTTCATTATCTTGGTTACAACAAAGATGATAAATTGACATTCGCAGTTGGTTACGGACATTACAAAGGACATAGTGCAGTAGCACTTGGTGGTTTTTACGCTCCAAACGAACATGTTATGTTTAGCGTAGGTGGTACACTTGGTTCTGAAAAAATGGTGAATGCTGGTGTAAGTTTCCGATTGGGTAAAGGTTCTGAATACGAACTCAACCACAAAGGCAAAATTAAAGAACTTGAAACATTGGTTACTAAGTTAGTAGCGGAAGTTGAAGAGTTGAAAGCTGGTAAATAATGGCTAAACGTGAAATAGAGTTATGTACACTTGAAAGTGATAGAAGATATGCAAACTACGTTATAGAACGAAATAAAGCACTATTTGGTGGAAACAAAAAGAGCATAAAAGACAAAATAATTGATACTGTGTTAGTAGGAATGCTAGTTTGGAGTTTTATCATATTGGTGGCTTATACAGTTTTGTTGCTTGTTGCGTTGTTTAAGTAAAGGATATGGGCGGTGAAATATCCGCCCTATCATAAGAGGTGAGTATGAGTGCTTTTTACAGAAAGACGAGGAATTATATACTTTCCGCTTATAGTCTTAAAAGTTTAAATGAGATAAGTCAAAAAGTATATGATGCTTACTGTGTAGGAAAACTCACAGATAAAGAGTATTTGAAACTTTTAAAACTCATGGACTATATAGTTGAAAAGGGAATTAAGTGTATAAAGATAGGGTTATAAAAATGAGTAGAGTTAATTTAGATTTACTATCTAGTGCTTTAACAATAGTTATAGCAGATACCATTGTTAAGCCTGATATAGAAGTAAATGATGGTAGTGTAAAAATTATATATAAGATTTCTAATGAAACTATAACTAAATTATCGACAATGTTTGAATTAGAGAATTGTATAAGATTAGATTTCTTTGTTGATAGCGTAAGACTTGATATAAAGCATAAAGTTTATAATGCGTTGAGTGGTAGATATGTTGACAACAGTTTATAGCGGTTACGTAGAACACTCAGATTTCTACATAGCACCTCAAAGTTATCAAGATGCATTTGATTTCTTGTGCCAGCTTGCAGTAGAGAGTGAAGAAGAAGTGTTCTATATCGGAAAAGTAAGTGAAACCATTGATGATTTTGAAATATATGATGTAGTTGAATTTAGATGGAATGAAGATAGAGGAGCGTGGGTGCAGTATGATCACAGATAAACAAGGTAGAGAATGGTTACTTCAAAAGTTATATGATGATGGCTGGCGGTATATTGTTGGTGGTGATGCTACATTCGTATATATAACAAAGAACAAGCCATTTATTTTGGATGGTATGTATAGGGCTAATGGTGATAAATACAGATGTATTGACCTAATAAACGGAATGTTACCTAGTTTAGAAGTGTGTGATGTAATGAATATTGCAGAAGAATTAGGCATTGTTGATTGGTCTAAAGTAAAGGTTGATACACCTGTATTAGTTAGTGCCGATAATAAAACGTGGTTTAAACGATATTTTGCGAGGTACAAAGATGGAAATGTATATTGTTGGTTAAATGGAAAAACATCGTGGACTGCTATTAATGAAGTTTCGATTGGAAATTGGAACTACGTAAAACTAGCAGAGGTATAAATACATGATGTGGTTTATGTTTTTTTGTTTAGGGGTAGCAGTTGCACATACAAACAATGGTTATGCGAATGCAATTATATTTATAGCGTGGTGTGTATTGGTGTATTTGATAGCTATAAATGGTGGCTTTAAAGAGTGAGGTGAAGTACTTGCTAGAACATTCATTAGTTGTTGGTTATGCGTTGTTGGTAGCACCAATAATGACTGGTATTTATACATTAACGGATTACGAATTGGATTTAAAAGAAAACTGTATGATTTTAATGATTGCACAGTTTATTATTGGGCTTGCGATAACCTTAATAGGTGTTGGTGCATGGTTAAAGGGGTGAGTATTTGGGTGAATTAGACGAAAAGCAATTAATAGAAAAAGCGGTTAAGTACCTACAACCAGTTAAGTTAGTAGATGTACAGATTGCATCTATCAAGGAAGAAATAAACCAATTAAGAGCAAACCTTACATCGATAGGTGCGATTGATTACAGTAAGGATAGGGTGACAGGTGGTGGCACTCCGCAAGGCTTAGAGGTTAGTGTATCAAGATTTATGGACACAGTCGCAGAACGTGATAAACGTATTGATGAGTTATCTAAATTGAAATGCGATGCGATCACTAAGATAGATGCACTAGACGAAAAGTTAGGTGCAATTATCCTACGTTATGAATTTGTACTTAACAACACAACAGAAGATGCTTATAAAATGATTGGGTGTTACTCTACGAAACAAGCGAAGAGATACAAGCAAAAAGCATTATTGGAGTTTGGGCAAAAACTTGTCCTATAATGTCCGCAAATGTCCGTGATTGTCCGTGTACCTATAGTTTGCTATTAGGTATAATATATATGTAGAAGTTGCCACTAAGCGACTTGTACTCACTCTTTCCTTATGGACAAATCAAAACACAACAACAGGCACGCCCAAATAAGAGCGTGCCTTTGTTGTATATGGGCGAAATGTAATGGCAGCTGACATTTACAGAATAGCAGCGCAACCATATTTGATTAAGTAAGGAAGTAACACTATACTTTTTTCTAATTTCAATTTTGAAGTATGTGTTAAGACAAAAATTTTATATGTAAAAATTTTACTGCTAACTGATAAAGGGTAAGTCGAATATCATCAAGCATAGCTTATACATTATACATTTTCAGATACGAACTTACCCTATATTGGTTACACATTGAATACTGACAACTAACAGCCTCCAAAAGAACTTTATTCATATTATGTTGTTACTTAACCTAACACGATTACGATCCATCAAATTGTTAGTTGTTGGTATTGAGTGTGTAATAACCATTGAAAACTGAACATACTGCATTTTTTACAAGGTTTTAGACCAAAATAACCCAAATTGTTTCCATGTCATATCTATTGTGGTGTGTTCGGTTTTGAGTGATTATTGAAAACTGGAGTTATATTTGTTTCCTAGGTACTTAACACACGATATAGAGTTTTAGAAGAAATGCTAATTCCTATGTGTTACATCGACAAGAGAGCGATGGTATAACTTCGGTTTTGAATAATTAACATAAACAAAATGAATAAACTTATCACATAATGGGGTATATCTACGTGGATATACTCCATTTCTTGCATAAACATATCATAAAGGGGAGATTATGACAGATGTTGTGTGTTGTAAAAAGAAATGCCTTAACAATAAGAATGGCATATGTACCGCAAAGACAATAGAGTATGACGGACTTTGTCAAACATACATAACATATGGCGGTGCTAGTAAATGTAATCACGGCTTATGTGTTAGATCACATGGGAAACTCAAAAGGAAAGGTGGCGAAGTACTGAAATGATTAAAGCAATCAAACAATTCATCGAAGATAGAAAACTATTCAAACAAGCAGCCAAGGACTTGAACAATAAAGATTTACAAGCTAAGGCAAAATACGCTTATGAACATCGTGGCGATACAATGATTACACTCATCGATGGTTTAGCTATCGTGTGTGCAATACTAATCTTAATCGGTATTGTGTGGTGTTGGATGTGAATTATCAACCAACGATAAAGAAGTTACTTAAAGCATTACAGATGAACGGCAGACGATATGTAGTAGATGTAAGGCAATCATGGAGTAAATACGATAAGCCTTGCAAGATATATATTGTCAGTAGAATGTACACAGAGGAAGAGTATAAACTAACATTCCCTCATAAGTACAAAAAGGGTAAGACCTTTAAACAAGGACAACTCTATAAAAAAGAAAGTGAGTATAGCAGTACTAAGCAACATGAAGTACTGCTATTTTTAGTTAGAACATATAAAGGTGGTGAGTAACATTGGCGAGTATAAATGAATTAGCACAAAAACTAACTAAGAAAGAACGCATATTCGCTGATGAATACGTTAAGACCACTAATGGAACACAAAGTGCAATTACTGCTGGATATTCAGAAAAGACGGCAAGAAGTAAGGGTAGTCAGTTGTTGACAAAAGTAAACGTGCGCCAATATATAGATGCAGTCATGAACGAACGTAGCAAAAACACAATCGCAACTGCTGATGAAGTATTGGAGTATCTCACTAGGGTTATGTGTGGCGAAGAAAAAGATGCATTTGGTTTAGATGTGTCAGTAGCTGATAGAACTAAGGCAGCTGAATTGTTAGGTAAACGGCATATGCTATTTACTGACAAAGTAAAACTTGATGCAGAAATAGAAATTGATATATCAGACCGAATGAAACAAGCAAGGGTGAAATCAGATGAAGTACAACAAGGCACAACTGATTGATGCGTTGGGTTCGTTTACTCATGATCCATTAGGCTTTGTATATTTCGCATTCCCTTGGGGAGAAAAAGGAACACCTTTAGAAAACTTTGATGGTCCTGACGAATGGCAAGTTAAGACTTTCAAGAAAATAGGCGAAGAACTACGTAAGGGAAAGTCATTAGCTAAGGCAATACAAATAGCCGTGGCATCAGGTCATGGTATTGGTAAGTCCGCTTTTTCTTCATTGTTGATACTGTTTGCTATTGCTACACATGAAAACACACGTGGAGTTGTAACCGCTAATACTGATACACAGTTAAAGTCTAAGACTTGGGCGGAACTCAACAAATGGTACAACCTGTTCATTGGTAAAGAGTTATTCATTTATACGGCTACTGCATTGTTTAGTGCTGATAAACAGTACGAAAAGACATGGCGGATAGATGCTATTCCTTGGAGCGAGAGTAACCCAGAGGCATTCGCTGGTCTACACAATCAAGGTAATCGTATTCTTATCATCTTTGATGAGGCATCAGCTATTTCCGATAAGATATGGGAAGTAACAGAGGGTGCATTAACCGATAAGGAAACAGAAATTATATGGTGTGTGTTCGGAAACCCTACACGTAATAGCGGTAGATTTAGAGAGTGTTTCCGAAAGCATCGTAATTACTGGACTACATATCAGATTGATAGCCGTACTGTTAAAATCTCTAACAAAGCTAAGTTGCAAGAATGGGTTGATATTCATGGTGAGGATAGCGACTTTGTAAAGGTACGTGTTAGAGGGTTATTCCCTAGTGCATCTGATACACAGTTTATCTCCGCAGAGATAGCAGACGATGCACAGAAACGAGTATACAAGGTAGGACAGTTTAGTAACTTACCTGTGATTATCGGTGTTGACCCAGCATGGACTGGTGGCGATACATTAGAAATCGTGATGCGTAATGGCTACTCTATGAAATGCCTAGCAACGATTGAAAAGAATGACGATGATATGCGAATGGCACAACTCATTGCACAACTTGAAGATGAGTATAAAGCTGATGCAGTATTCATAGACCAAGGCTACGGCACAGGCATTTATAGTATCGGTAAGTCAATGGGTAGACGATGGCGGTTAGTTGCCTTTGGTGGTAAAGCACCTAATGATATGTACTTAAACATGAGGGCATATATGTGGGGCGAAATGAAAGAATGGCTAAAAGAGGGCGGTTCTATTCCACCTACAGACCAAGGATTGTATGACGATATAACAAGTCCTGAAGCTATCATTGATAAAAACGGCAGAATACAACTTGAAAGCAAAAAGGACATGAAAGAACGTGGCTTGCCATCTCCGAACAAGGGAGATGCATTAGCCTTGACCTTTGCGTTCAGGGTCAATAAAAAAGTGAATGTAGGGAGTAGGGTTCATGCGAATACAGAGTATGATCCATTTAAAAGATAAGGGGTGATTTAATGTGCATGAAGAATAAGATGCCTGATACACCAATGCCAGCACCAGCACCAACTGTACAAACAGATGATGCTACTACAACAACTGGTGAAGAATGGTTCGCTAAAAAGCGTAAAGGCAAACGTGGTTATGAAAGTACAATTCTATCCACGGCAACAACTGGCACTAAGAACACATTAGGGGGTTAATAATGCAAGGAACTATCCTATCAACGCTTGCTAGACAACCGACAAATGCAATGCCTAAGAAACGTGATTACACGAAGATTAAGGCAAAGTTTAATGCTATGTTCAACAATCGTCAAAAGTACGTTGCAAAATGGAAAGATATTCGAGATTATCAATTACCTTTCCTTGGTGTGTTTGATGATGAACAAGACCAATCGAAAGTCTACACCGATAAGATTAATAATGGTGTAGCTTGGGAAAGTTGCCAAATATTTGCTAGTGGCGTAATGAGTGGCATGACACCGCCTAGCCGTAAATGGTTTAAACTCACGTTAGAGAATGCTGAATTAGCTGCTAATAGTAAGGTGGCGGAAGTATTAGATGATAGAGAACAGATACTATACGCAGTATTTGCTAAATCTAACTTCTATAACACAGTACATCAAACCTATATGGAGTTACCGTTTGGACAAGCACCTATGTCAATCATGCCTGATGCAAAAGTAGGTGTGAGGTTCACATCTTATCCTATTGGTACATATGCATTAGAGTGTGGTAGTAATGGTGATGTAAATACATTTGGTCGCAAGTACCGAATGACTGCTGACCAGTTGGTTGAGGAATTTGGGTATAACGCTTGCCCTGATAAAGTTAAACGTGCTTATGATGAGGGTAAGGGTAATGCAAGTACATTTATTGTATGTTGGTTTGTATTGCCTAACAAAGACCGCAACGGAAAACTAGGCAATAAGAATATGCCTTATTCATCTATCTACTGGTGCGAGGATAGCAACACAGATGAAATTTTGCGACATAGTGGGTTTGAGGAGTGGGCGATACCGATTGCAAGACACACTACACATGATCTAAGCGGTTATGGTAAAGGGTGTGCATGGTTCGCACAGTCAGATGCACAGATGTTACAACTCTTAGAGAAAGACTTAGTAACGGCTATTGAACTGGGTATTAAAC